AACGAGTAGCAATAGGATCACCACCAAAACCAACAACAGCGTCAGCGGTAGCTTGTTCAACTTTAGTGTTACCACCAAGTTTATCTTCAAGCTTGTTAACCCGAATCATCCACTCACGGTTATTCATGCCGTTGCCGTAAGTAGCTGAAGGCTTACGAGCAACATAAGCTTCATAACCATAGTGAAGGCTACGACCACTGTTATCTTTGATGGTTAGAGAGAACAGGTTATCGCTGTTGATATTGAGGATGTCGTTATGGAAAAGAGCATCAAGAACATCATTGCTTTCAGAGGTTTGCTGAAGAGGAATGGTAATGTCTGCTTTATCCCATACAGGATTGTAAATACGGGTAGTATTACCGTAAGCGCCAACTGATTCATTCCAAGCATCGGTACGCTCGATGCTCACAATTTGGTCTTCACTCACGCCAGTTACGATGTGAGATAAGCCATTACGCTCAAGAATAATAACTACCTGAGTAGGATCATAAGTAGCTAGTGCAAAGTTTGACATAATTGTTTTCCCCTAATTAGACGTGAACGACGCCCTTGATGATAACCTTGTGGATTGCACCAGCAAGAGTTGCATCAAAGAGGAAATCGCCAGCAATACGCTGTAGACGCTGATTCTCAGGAATATCAGCAACCCGTGGAACAGTGATGGTGTAAGCTGAGTAAAGACCGTTAGCAACACCTAGAGCTAGTACAGAGCGCATCTGAGCTTCAACTAGGGTAAAGCCAGCATCGGTGTAAGGTACTTTAGGCTTACGGACTAGCATACCGAATACAGACTCTTGCATACGAGCGATAGTCCAGAACTCACCAATCTTCTGATCAATGAAAGTACCATCGGCCATTTTGCTATTACGAGTGATGTTGACACCAGCTACAGCAACGTAGTAAGGCATGTTGTTGGATTCAAGAATACCACGAGCAGTAGCACTCAGAGTATCAACTGGAACTCCTTCAATGGTCTTGAATTCCCAAGTGTTAGCGCCAGGAGTAAAGGAAATCTGACTACCAACCCAACCAGCTTCAGGGAAGTAGGTATCAGCTTGAGTGTGATAAGGTGCAGTAGTTTGATCATAACCAAGAGCTTTTAGTTGAGCACCAATACCATTATTATTAGCAGTGATATTGGCAGTATCTTGACTAGAAGTGAAATAAATCTTCTTAGTAGTCGCAATGTAGGCCGCAAGTTCTAGGACTTCTGAAACAACGTGGGTGTCTGCTAGCAGAACGAACCAAGTATCATTCTCAGCAGCTACGGCATTGATTGCGGTGGTGTAGCTTTCATTACCAAGCTTACGACCAACAATAACTTGAGTAGGAGCATTGTCTTGACCAAACACACGAGTTGCAATCTTGGCAACGTCAGAGCTTGCGTCGAAGTCACCTAGAACACCGGCAAGACTATTGTAGGTACGGGTGCGACTGTCAGTGAAATCGCTAAACTCAGCAAGAATTAGCGGAATAGAAAATTGGGCGGTAGTTGGAACGGCAGTCTGAGCATCAATACTCACCTGCACGATTTCGTCAAGCTGATTAGCCATTGTGTTATCCTATGTTTTCTGGGATGTAGTAAGTTCTTTTATTTTCATATGTCTCATCTACAACAATGACTTGTTCGATGGGATCAATATTTTCTTGCGTGACGTAAGCGTAGGCAAACACAACGTCAATGTTAAAACCATCTACCCACTGTGTGTCTCTCTTTTGAGGCAAATACCTAATCTGAGAAGTACGCATTTTGGAAAGATTGTTTTGATTTAAAAATTCCCAGAAAATAGGGGAATTTAATCTTTGCTTAAATAAGTGAGCTAAGTCACCTGATTGACTACCCCTAAAGTTGAACTGGACAGTTGCTTCGTAGGTGTTTAGTGTTGAATATACAATGACATCACCTGACGCATCATATCCCCAAGTATTTGTTTCTCTACCTTGCTCTTCTAGCTCAATAATAAACATTGAAAGATAAGAAGATTCAGGTTCAAGGTTATCCATGTTTCCCCAAAGGATTGCACCAGAAGTGTCTAATGCTGGAAACATAGGAGCGATACTGTCATAGACAGCATCTTGTAATTCTGTATAAGCTCCCATGGAAACCTCTTATTTTGCGGAGATAAGCTCACGAGATGCAATAGCATGTGTGTGATCTAAAGTACCCATTCGGTAACTACGGACACGCATTACCTTGTAACGCTGACCTGCGTAAATAACTTCGTCAGCTTGATAACCATCCG